GACAATGCCCCCGGAGGTAAGATACAGATTACCGTCTTTCGAGTAGCCGTTATCCACCTTCTTTTCCAGCAATTTCTTGATCGCCTCCAGCTCCTTGGCATAATCCCCGTCCAATTTACCGAGCAAGTCTTTCAGCCGGACCTTGACGTACGAGACGTTAAGACCTTTCTCCTCCAAGGCCGGCAAAGAGTTTACGAAATCCATGCTCTCCGCTACACGGAGATCCTCTACGCTAAGGGAACCCGCCTCTATAGCGTTCTTTACGATCGGGGTTAAAGTCTCGACCAGTTCTTTAATTTCTTCGAGAGTATATGCCATGGGATCAAGATTGCTTATAGGGTTACCGTCTCGTTAAATATCCTGTCGAAAGCGTTTTGCACCTTCGTATACGCGCTTATCCATTCCTCTCCGGTAAGGCTGTCCGGGGATTCTTGGAAGAAAGAGAGCCTTTTGTTACGATCAGCGGACGCGTACCCGATACGGGTACCGGCATCGTATATGTAGGCATCTATATGCTGGAATGGCTCGCTTTCTTTACGGGACGCCTCTATCTTCACGAAACCCGTGGAAGATAGGGCTTCCGTCAAGGACTTATTGATTGTCGTTGTTTCCATTTTTCTTTGTTTTAGGGGTTAGTAACTCGTTCATGGCATTTTTCAAGGGGGCGATAAAGGATGATCCCATGATGATATCCTTGACGGACTCAGCCATAGGTCTCGGAACATCGATAGCTTCCTTGCTGTAGTATATCTTCTTTCCGAAATCAGAGACAGCGATATCCGCCGTACGTCCATAGACCAAGTTTCCTACCTCTTTTGTCAAGTCTATAACTACGGGATCGCCTTCTACCGTAGCGTTAATACTTACTTTACTGAAATCTACTTTCATGTTTTTATATATTAAAATTAAACACCTTGCAATAAATGACCATTATCATCGGTAACTCCAACGATTATTCCTCCTCTAACACGAATACGGACATTATCCAGATCATAAGTAGCAGGATCGAAACTTATGCCCTCATAATAATTATAAGAATTACCAAGGCCGAGGTTATAAGCGAAACGAAACGCCCCAGCCGCCAACGTACCGGTAATGGTAGTGCCCGTGGTTTTAGTGCTTCCCGAGAAGTAGCCCGCAAACTTAGATCCTGTAGGAGGGAAATTCGATCCATAACCGTCTACAGATCCATATATGGCTACGCCAAAAGTGTTGCATATACCAGATATACACGCATGGGTATCAGCGGAATTGCTCCAAGCCCCTACCATGGTTTTACAACTTGTTCCGGTATTGTATGTATATCCTCCCCCTACTGTCAGCCTAAAGGAGGTATTACCGAAATAGTCAGATCCAGTCCAGTTAAGACCATTATAACTATTCAAGGAGAACGCACCGATACTCAAGGTACTGCCTACGACAAGGTCTTTAACGTTTATCAAGTCCGCTTGAATATACCCTCCCGCTATAAGCGTCTGTCCGTTTATTATCACGCTCGCCAATTTGTTCGCTCCCACACTGGCGCTACCTGTAAGTTTTCCTGTTAATTCCGCTTGAAGGGCTTTGGCCAGGTCTTCTTTTGTGATAGACCCACTTTTCGTATAACCTAAAAGAGTGTTGTTTAAGGTAGTCAGATTGACCTTGTTCGATATTTCTTGACTTAATGCCCAAGACAGATCATCGGATGAGACGCCGTCTTTCCACGCCATCGATCCTAGATCACCTGAGTTAACCTTGTTCTTGATCGTATTCTGGGTGCTTAGGTCAAACATGGAAAATGTCACGAAACCGTTCAAATTGAGTCGGCTAGCGTTTATCTTGATCGTCTCCGCCGTCTGGTTGATGCTCGATATGATACTATCCTTAGACACCTTCAAATTTATATTCTCCGCGTTCACCTTGATAGCCGCCTCCATTTCGGTTTTCAGCCCGGATACGTCGGTTTTCTTGGCGTACAGTGTCAAGCTCTCATCCACACCGTCCAGCTTTAAGCCTAGGCTTGTCACTGTCTGGTTTATGCTGTCGGTCTTGTCAACATACAAGGATAACGTGCTGGTCGTATTATCCAATACCACCCCAATGTCCGTCACCGTGCCGTTCAACGTGTCGATCTTTTGGGCGTACATGCCGATCTTCTCGTCCGTCTGCAGAAAGAGGGTGGACATCTCCAACCGTAGATCCTCCACGGGATGCGTGGACATCTGGACGTTGTAGATATATATTTCCCCCGTGAAATTCAAGATGAAATCACCGGTTCCGTTCCATTTGCCGGAAAATTCCTCTTGAACGAAGGTATCCGTAATCGCCAACGGTTTGCTTACGTAAAGCCCCTGTCCGGAGAATCCGGACGTTAACGTACCGGCGGTCTTTACCATGTACATGAACGATACGTAATAGCTAGGCCATACCTTCGTCCCGTCGGGCATCTCCAGTTGGCCGTCCGGTTTGTTCTTCAGGTAGGAGTTTAATTGCTTTACTCCCGAGTTCTTGATATAAAGGGCCTTGCGGCTGGATACCTCCACGATTCCTGTAACCTTATCCTTCTCAGCGTAGAAGGAATCGTTCACGGCCATGAAACGCTCCTTCACCGTGAATAGCGACACGTCGTTACCGAGTACCCATCCTACCGTATCAGCGGAGAAAGAGGCGTTCGTGAGGCAATTATCCTTCTCCGATAGCTCGTAGCGCACGGAAGACATCTCGCTGGAAAGCCTGCCTTCCACGATCTCGAACTTGGTCTTCACGTTCTCCCCCGTATCGAGCATGAACTGCCCACGGGCGTAAAGATTCTCCACGTACGCCCCGTCACCGTCCAACCTTCCGAAATAGGGCGTGACCAGACCGTTCATGTTCCCGATACGTACCTTCACGCAGTTTTCCGGATCGGTCTTCATCCCACGGATCACGTCCATGTAGGGCGTGCCGAACTCATCCACCGTGGTGATCTTCATGATGCCGCTGCGGGTGGAGTTATCCGGATTGTCCACACGACAAAGGGTATCCCTTTTGGCTATGTCCGACAGATTTCCAACGAAATTCGTGAAACGGAGCCAGTCCAGACGGTTCTCGCCGTCGGAGAGGTCCCCTACGGCCACTTCCACCACCTTCAGCTCGTACGACTTGGTCATCTTGTAGTCGTTCTGCAAGGTAGGATCGCCTTGAAACTGCTGTACCATGAGGATATCGCCTTCCCGGAACGGGTTGTACAACCTGCCTCCGTCGGTATCCAAGTAGATCCGACCGGTCTCCGGGTCATAATGATCCACCTCCATCATTCCGGCGAAGATGCGGTTATCATTCTCGCCAAGCAGTTGCGAGACCACGAACGTATATACTTTAAGCTCGTTACGTACCGAGATCGAATCGATCTCCAGCTTGTATTTAGTCTCCTCCACACCGGCGGCGTTCGTCACCTTGTAAGGCGCTATCATGAATCCCGTCCCGTTCGGGAAACCGGAGGCGAATGTAGGAGAGGAAAGGGAACCGGCGAACATGGAGTCATGCTTCACCTTCAAGTCCTTCACCCATGCCGTGCCGTCGGCGAACAGGCGGAAACCGTTCTCGTGCTTGAAACTATCTGCGTCACGGTCTGAGTAGATGGAGGATTCCAGCCCGCTTAAGATTATGTCTTTTTCGAAAGTGATGTTACCATGCGCCGTATCATCTATATCTTTTCTTAAAAAGCGATCATCAAGTGCGGATATAGGCTTTAGTATCTCCTTCAAGGCTCTAAGAGCCGTGAAAGCGTTCTCATCGGACGGCTCTGTCAGATCATCTAATTTTATATGATAGAAATCGTCTCCCTGTCCACCCGATCCTCCTGCTCCGTTGACGATAGCCCTCCAAGTCTCTCCAAGTTCGCTTATGATGCCGTTCCTTATCGTGTCATGTATTACACCAAAAGACGTAACGGATGCTTTCGGGTTATGCGGATCAAAGGCCGGGAATAATACCCCCTCGCCAAGCTCTTGCCGTGGGAGCTCAGCTAAGCGAGGGGGAAAAATAAAATCCGGCGAGGAGAGGTTTGGAACCGTTAGATTATCCGGAAGCTCTTTCTCGTTACGGATAAGGTTCAGGTATCTCGAGATCTCCGAGAGTCGGTACGTGAACGTATAGGAGCTCGGGAGATCGTTGGAGGTGTAGGTGGCGTCGCTCTCGGTGACGATTATTCTCCGGATCATGGACGCCTCGTATATATACTTGGCCCGGCTGGGGAAAAAATCCAGCAACCAACGGCGGGAGTAATCATCGAGGAATCCCGTGTTCTTAACGAACTTACGATCGGTCTCCACGTCATACTCGGACAGGTTCTCGTCCAGTTCCGCTATCAGGTGGCCATGCTCCGCCTGCAGACGGTTCACCCCATGGGCACGGAAGGTGTCCATACCGCCCAGACTGTTCTCGAAAAGGAACCATTGCTCGTCCTCGGAATGGATATCCGTGAATTTATAGAATTGCGATACGCTCAGTCTCGCTCCGCCGGCCTCGGCGTAAACCTCGAGATAGCTGGGGTACTTGTTCCCGAATAGCTTGGCTACGATTGCGTATTGGAGATTGAGTGTCACGCACTCGCCGGCGGTCATTCCCTTCAAGGAGGTCATGCTCGAAGATTTGTCCGGGAACGTGGCCTTGGCCTTCACCGTGCAGTCCGATATGGCGTAGTAGGTCAACCACTCCGGTGAGTAATAGGTCACCTCCTTGACCTTTGGCTGCCACGTGAGGAAGTGGGACTTCAACCAGTTTCCCGGCGTGTCCGCCAGATCCGCTATCCCGCACCGGATCGCCCGGAACGAGTGGGAGGTCCCGTCTATCGTGGCCGTGAAATCTGCGAATATGGTATTTTGGGAATAGATCTCTTGGGCCGTGTCCAAAGTATAGCTCAATTGGCTTTCCACCACCTCTCTCACGTCGATCGTGACCATCTTGTCCGGCCCGGGCTCGTAGCTTTGCTCGAGCAAGGTGGCCGTTCCTTTCTTCAAGATGAAAGAGACGGCCTCTTGTGCCCCCAATACAAATTTCCTCATGTTCCCGGACAGGCTCAGAGCGTCTGGTTTATCTATGATCGTTGCCATTTGCGATTATTTTACCCCCAAAAGTATGGCTGTCGGATGGTCCGATAAAGGACAGTTACCGGGTCACGGGCTCGAGCCACACGGTCAGGGTACCGTCCTCCGGATCGGTCGGCCCGGATGCGGAGCCACGGCTATAGAATTGCACGGGATAAGTGGCTTGATGGTATTTCCCGCCCTGCACGTATTGGTATGCGCTGGGCGGGGCGTAGTATATGGTCACGGGCTCCTCCTTGAACACCCATCTCCTTTTCACGCTGTCACTGGCGTTGGACCGGGAGTAGTTGACCTTCCATTTATATTTGGATACATGGGAGGCGAACCGCTCTGCCTCGGCCATGGCCGTGGATACCGGCTCGTAAAGCCTCGTG